GGACAGGCAGCTTACACCCTACAAGTAGGGGGTGCTAATGTTGCACCAGAATCAGCTAATCATATGTTGGTTAGTTTAAATGGTATTTTACAAAAACCAGGATCATCCTTTACAATCTCAGGTAGTACGATGACCTTCGCCTCGAATCTGGCGACAGGAGATGTAATTGACTTCGTTCAAATATTAGGTAATGTGCTAGACTTGGGCCAGCCGTCTGATGACACTGTGACTGCTGCTAAGTTAAATGATGATGTTATCTCAGGGCAAACGGCTTTAACTAGTAGTCCTGATGATACAGATGAGTTACTGATATCAGATGCAGGTACTATAAAAAGAATAGATGTATCTTTGGTAGGTGGTAAAAATACTCCAGCAGTAATGGCATATGCAAATTCAAACCAAACAATTTCAGATAACACATTAACAAAAGTAGAATTTGATGCAGAAGAATATGACACAGATGATGCATTTGATAAAGACACTAATTACAGGTTTACAGTTCCTACTGGTAAAGGAGGGAAATATTTTATTCATGCTTCTCTTTATTTATATGGAAATAACAATGATGAAAAATTAAAGGCTTTTGATATTTATAAAAATGGTGCTTCAGTAAGAAGAACTGAACTATTTAGCCAACATTCAACTGGACAAGGAAGTGGTGGTAATACTTCAAATTCAGCAGTTTTAGATTTATCTGCTGGCGATTATATTGAAATTTATGGAAAAGTAGATGTTAATAGTGGTACTGCAAATATTTACGGAGCAACAGCTACTAATTCAAGATACACAGTTTTACACATATTTAAATTAGTAGAATAGGAAAAATTATGGCGACACTTTATACGAAAACAAAACTTTATTTAAAAGCTAACTCTAAAACATGGGATGATACTAAGGTATCTTTGCAAAATGATGGTTCAGGTGATTATATTAAAATTTGGACATATGATGGTTTAGATAAACCTACAGATTCACAATTAGCTAGTTATGAAACTGAAGGTAACACTGCTGAAACAAATGCTGGTATAGATGCAACTAGAAGATCTCAGTATGGAACATGGCAAGAACAAATGGAAATGATCTACAAGGATCAAAAAAACGGCACATCAACATTTAAAGATCATTGTGATAAAGTAAGATCAGACAACCCTAAAGGATAATAGATGTCAATCAATGTATGCAATGACAGATCCATGGCATCCATTACCAGTCTCCCTTCAGGGGTCTCTGGTGGTAGCTTAGTATTATTAGAAACACAGACTTTATCTTCTGCAGCTTCCACTGTAAGTTTTACTAGTAACATAGATTCTACCTATAAAGAATATCAAGTGCATTATATAGATGTTCATCCAGAAGATAATAATACACCTTTTTCAGTAAATTTTAGACCTAGTGGTGGTTCTTATAGTGTAGCTAAACAAACAACATGTTTTACAGCCTATCATGATGAATCAGATAGCACTTCAACTCTTGAATATGAAACATCAAGTGATCTTGCAAATGGTGTGGGGTTTCAAGCATTAGTAGGTGGTGGAGGAACAGGAAATGGTAATGATGAGTCTGTTTCTGGAATACTACAATTGTATGATCCATCATCTACAACATTTGTAAAACATTTTTTAAGTGAATCAAATCATTATCATAATAGTGATTATAGTGCAGTGTTTTATGTTCAAGGTTATTGTAATACCACAACAGCTATTGATGCTATTCAATTTAAATTTGCTGATGGTAACATAGATGCAGGTACATTTAAATTATATGGAGTTGCGTAATGTCAATTGTAACTTACAATGATAGAAGCATAACAAATATTTCAGCCATACCTGGAGCAGCTAAATCATTAACACTTATTAAAACTGTTACAGCTAACGAAAGTTCTGATGTAACTTTTGTAAATGGAACTAGTGATGTTGTATTAGATAGCACTTATCCTATTTATAAATTTGTATTTACAAATGTTCATCCTGAAAATAATGATGTAAATTTAATGGTAAATTTTAGAGATGGTGGTTCTAATTATGATGCAAGTAAAACCACTACAACTCATGTTGGTTATCACGGAGAAGGTGCTGCAGATAGTGCTTGGGGTTACTCAACTGGTATTGATTTAGCTAACTCAACATCTGATCAAAGAATTGGAGCAAGCGTTGGAAATGGTAGTGATGAAAGTAAATGTGGTGAATTATATTTATTTAACCCTTCATCAACTACGTTTATTAAACATTTTTTTTGTGTAACAAGCACTTACACTCAAGATAATTATGCTCAATATATAAGAGTTGCTGGTTATTGTAATACTACAACAGCAATTGACGGAGTTAAATTTGTGATGAGTTCAGGTGATATAGATGTTGGTACATTTAAACTATACGGAATAAAGGATTCATAATGAGTATAATTACACTTAATGATAGAGCAGTTAGATCGGTTACAGCCTTTGGGTCTTTAAATACTGGATCTATGGTGCTTATTAAAAAATTAACTGCTAGTTCATCTGCTAATTTAAGTTTTGTTAATGGTAGTTCAGGTGTAGTTCTAGATAATACTTACAAGACATACTTATTTACTTTTAATAATATTCATCCACAAAATGATGGCGGTTATTTTTATGTAAATTTTAGTGCAGATGCTGGCTCTAACTATAATGTAACTAAAACAACAACTTCATTTAAAGCAAGACATGGCGAAGATGGTAGTGGAGGTGCTTTAAGTTATGTATCTGGTGGAGATTTAGCACAAGGTACAGGAAATCAACCTATTGCACTTGATGGAGTAGGTAATGCAAATGATGAAAGTACTAGTGGATATTTATATTTATTTAATCCTAGTTCTACAACTTTTGTAAAACACTTTATTATTGTTAGTAATGCTGACATAGGTAATGCTAATTGTGTGACATCTTCTGTTGCAGGATATTGTAATACAACATCAGCTATTGATGCAGTGCAATTTGTTCAACAATCAGGTAACTTAGATTCAGGGGATATTTGCTTATACGGAATTTTATAATAAAAGGAGAAAAAAACAATGCCAAGATATCATAATATAAATGGTAACAGAGTACAGTTCACAGCTGAAGAAGAAGCTGCGAGAGATGCTGAAGAAAAAGCATGGGCAGATGCTGCACCTGCTAGAGCTTTAGCTAATCTTAGAGCTAAAAGAAATAGACTTCTTGCTGAAACTGATTACCTAGCTTTGTCTGATAATACTTTATCAGATGACATGAAAACATACAGACAGAATCTTAGAGATCTGCCTGCAGGTAAAGACACTGTTGCTAAATGTGAAAACGCTACATGGCCAACTAAACCATAATGGCACGGAAGTTTAAAGATTTTGTTGAAAGACCAAAACCTAAGAAACGACCACGAATACATAAAAAATCAAAAAATAAACAGGAGAAGCGTAGCTTCAAAAAATATAATAGACAGGGGAGATAAATATGGCAACTACTGACGCACCTAACACTACCACTTTGCCAGAAGGTGCATTGCAACCAACAACAACAGAACAAGCTGGTAGTCGTAAAGTTGTTTCTGTAATTGACACATTATTAAATACACCAGATTTACCTACAGGTACTCAAGTAACACCTACGCTACAAACAGTACAATTAGGTGAAGCTATGGCAACACCTGGATTACAAGGTTATGTTGGTGCAATTACCCCTACACCTGGTTCTATACCTACAATTACTCCTACAACTGTACCTGGATCTACAGCAGCAACAGAACAAACTACAGCTACACCTGCAAGTATGACAGCAACACAAGTAGCAGGATCTACTCCTACTATGACAGCGGCACAAATGTCAGGATTAACTGCACCTGCAGTGGCTGCAACAGGAACTGTAGATGCTGATGCAACTGTAAGAGGACAGTTAGCAAAAATTAATCAAGATATTGAAACATCATTATCAACTGGTTCAGCTTTACCTGCATACTTAAGAGGTGTTGCTAAAGCTACTCAAGCAGCTATGGCTGATAGAGGATTAAGTTCTAGTTCTATGATGGCTGAAGCATTAGCTGATGGTTTATTAACTGCTTCTATACCTATAGCAAAAGCAGATGCTGATACTTACAAACAGATGATATTTCAAAATCTTAGTAATAGACAGCAAGCTAATATAACAAATGCTAATAGTTATTTCCAAATGGATATGACTAACTTGTCTAATAGACAACAAGCATCATTACAAAATTTAAATGTAAGACAAGCATT